AAGCATTGTCAGACCGTAAGACTGCGCCGCTATCGTTGCCCGGTCTATTTGGTCGGTTTGCGTGCCGCCTGTCCGCTCAATGATTACATACTCATTAGGCGGGCTTTCTGGTTCTTCGGCGTATACCGGCACGCTTAAATGGTTGTTAAGAAATGAGATTAAAAACGGCTCAATCATAAATGCACCTGCCCGATTGCCTTTAACAAAGTATTGTTGTCGAGGTTGTCTTTTTTCGCCCCGTAAGATTTAGTAATCACCGAAGCAACATAGCGGTTTTTGCCGTTTTGCCCCGATGGGACGTAACCGTCACCGCACGTTGACGCGATCTGATGTGCGGCCTCATCACAAAGTGCCGCAAACTCAGCGCCCTTAAGCAACTGGTTTTTAATCGCTTTGCGGTTTAGCTTTAGCTTCTGTTTATTCATATCGCTCCAACAACACTTTGCCGTTCCAATCCAACGGGATATTAGACTCTATGCCGTAACGCGGGATGCCAATAGTCCGATAGACGCCAGACCACGGCGCAGGAAGTCGCACGGTCGTGTCCGTCCACGTGTGCGTGTCGCCTTTCGGTAAGGCAAGAGTCGCCCCTGCCCGTTTGCCGTAAAGGTTAACCGACGTCGTAATGTCGTCTGTTGTCGGCTCACCGACTAAAACGCCATTAACGGCCTCCTCAACCTCCTCATAAACAGGATGGTTAAGCGAATCAACACCCGTTTGCGTTTTGACCCTCAAAAAAACTATCACGGTGTTTAAGTGTGTCATAAGGCTCAATCACCTCGATTTTCTGCCGTCTTAATCCCAATCGTTTAAGCTCTGAGTTTTTGACAAATAAGCCGCCGCCCGCGTTAAAGTAAGTGCCGCTCCAAGAGTAGCCGAGCGCGCTTTGGCTCTCTTGGGTCATTGGTTCGCCGCTCGTTGACGTCAGCAGGGCACGTGTCGTAACATCGACCGTTACCGACTTAACAACGGTGTCTAAGACCTGCTCCGCCGTCATCATGGCGTCGAGGTCTTGCCCCCTGTTAAGTGCCTCCTGCCTCAAAGTATCAGACACGAGCGGAAGCAACGCCTCCGCTCGTGTCTTTTCCTCTGCTGTGAGCGGTCGCCACATGGCTTCAATATCACTTACTGTTGCGTATGGGCTTCTTTCTGCCATTTGTCGACTCCTTTTTAACCGGCTTGACTTCCTCAATGTCTTTGCCCTTTACAATGCAGGGGCTTTCAAAGGTGTTGCCGGTCTTGGTGTTGCGATAAACCATTAGGCCGTGATGATGCGCGCAAATGCCGACGGAACAAGGATGCCCCATCCAATGTAAGCTTCGCCTCTAAGGTAAACCTGATTGTGGCCCTTGAGGTCGCCCGCTGTGGCGTCGTTGTCCGGGTTGCCGTACTCGATCACCTCAACAGGCACTTCTTTGGCATAACCCCATCTGAAGTAGTCGGCAAAGTTGCCAACGATAGCGCGGTCTTTAACGCCCGTGCCATAGCTGACCGTGCCGTTGACGTCGACCGGCAGACCGTTGATAGTGGACGGCGAAGCGCCCCACGCAAGCTCCGGGAAAAGAGACTCGTTAGAGGACGTGCCTTTTGTGAGGGACGCGAGGGCCGTTCTAAAGGCCGGCGCCATCGCCATGCCTGTGACGTCATGCTCTGCCGTCTCAACAAGCGAGATGGCGGTCGTAACGTCCACGTTAGCGTTAGCGGTCACGGTGACGGTCTGAGACACAACATCGTCAAAGTTCTTATCCGTAAGCTGTGTGGCCTCAGCCCCCGTGCGCGGGTTAATGCCATGGAAGGCCATAATATCGAGACCACGGGCGGCCTTACGGGCGAATCCCTCAGCGAACGTGGCGAGGATATTAAGGCGGGTTTCCTCGGAAGCATACATAAATTCGTCAGATACTCTCATGCCGTATTCGACCTTAAACGGGCGAATCTGCACAGGGGCGATAGCTCCGCCGCCGTTGCTCTTAGCGCCGTTTTCGCCAACAAGGTCAACTTCCTTGTCAAGCGAGAAGGTGAAAACATCGTTGCCGTTGAATGAGACCGGCATAGTGCCAGACAGACGCGCAAGCGAGGATTTGCCGCGCACGGTGTTAAACATTTCAGCAACGAGAGTAGCGGGGAAAAGTTCCCCTTTAGAAAGAACGTTAGCCATTTTTTAATTTCCTTTCGTTAGTCCGTTTAAAAGTGTTCTGTAAGCGGCGTTTTTAGCCGCTTCTTTGTTGTCAACCGTATACGGATCGGGTGTAAAAGCGGGAGCGCCCATGCCGCCGTGCATATACTTGCTCAACGTCTCGGCATCCGCTCTCATGGCCTTTTCATCTGCCCCGGTAATCCGCTCGGCAAGTTCAAACGGTAATTTATACTCGTTTGCGATCTTGATTTTAGTAAGGCTGTTTTCGGCCTTTGTTGCCTTGGCTGTCAGCTCTGACAGATTTGCATCATAGTCTTTGTACTTTTCGACAAGTGCGTCATAATCGGCCTTGGCCTTTTTAGCTTTACCCTCAAAATCCTCTTTGATGAGGTCGTCATACTTGCCCGCCTTTTCTTTGAGCGCGTCATAATCCGCGTATTTCCTGCGCTCTCTTTCTAAGCGCTCTTTAAAGGCTTCGTTGTATTCGTCCTCGGTTTCAAAAACTTTAAACGCCATAAATTACCTCCCCTGTTAACCGCCGGTGTGCGTAAATTTTGATATAACAAAAAAGGACTTGCGCGTCCGCTTGTCCTTTCATGCTCTAGTAACTAATTTTCTGTTTTCGCTTTGCTTTAACCCGTGTACACTGGTATAAAGCTAAAATAGCTGAGTCTAGCAAAGTCACATCCACGCCATCTTTTAACGACCTAAAGCCGTAGCCGCCCTGCGTGCCTATCGTCCTCTTTTCGACGTTTGTTACACTCTGGGCTAGTGACGGTTGGCCGGCGTGGCTTATCTGTTTATCTGCTAGTGCCTGTACAAACATGGCGTTTGCGCTGACAAATTCCGCCGTAGTCGCATAGATCGGTTTTTTTAACCCGACGTCTTTCATCTCCTCAGCTAACTCTTTTGCGCCGTTGCCGTCTATCGTTACGCTTGAATAGGTCGCCGCCCTCAAAAACGACAGAATCCATGAGTTGCCCGCGCTGATCGGGCGGCAGTCAATGGCCTCGACAAAGATTTTATTGTCCCAAGTGCGGCACGCAATCGACATGGAGACGTTAAGCCCGTCTCTACCGTACTTGATACCGACCGCCATTGGCCCTGCAAGGTCTGGCAACTTGTCAACCTTGCAATCGGCCCACTCTTGGGTGCTGATTACCGACTTAAGGCTATACTTAAACCAGTAGCCGAGCCTTTGAATGGTAAAATCTAATTTATCTTTTCTTAGCTCTTGCCTAACAACCCTCTCTTTGAGCTTTAACCCCATTGACGGGTTAGTCTCATACCATAGGTCGACGTCATCTAACTCTTGCGGTTCTTCGTCTATGCCCCACTCAGCCCAACCACAATCTTCCGTCTCAGCGCCTAAAACCTCATCGCGCATATCGGTAAAGACCGTACCGGCGCTAACCATTGTCGGCGGTGTGCCGCATAAAATGGTCTGCGGATTGTCCGACGCGGATACGGTGTAAATTAGTGTTGATTCTTGCTCGACAGTGTACTCTTGCGCCTCATCAATGACTAACAGGTCATAGCCCTCACCGAGTCCGCCGCTGTCTGTACGCGTTCTAAAGCTGATAGAGCCGCCTGTCCGTAATAGGGTGATAGTCTCTAAGCCAAACTGTTTTGTGGCCTTGTAGGCGTTCTCCGGGTGCGACACGCCCTTTTTATCGCGTCCCACCTCAACATATCCCGCCTCACTCAATATCTGGCAAAGACGCGTCCATGCGGTGTGCGAGGTCGTGGTCTTGTGCGCGGTGTGCAACATCTGCTCCCCGTTCTCAAGCCCCCATAATTCGCGGATCGCTAAGACCTCATTTTTGCCGTTTCGGCGCGGTAAGCTATAGCCGAATCTAAGATGCGTCCATAGCCCGTCGTCATTAACCGCCATTATGTCGGCGGTCAACAACTCTTGCCACTCCATCGCGGTGCGCGTCTTTGAGCGGTTGTAAATCTCTATCGCCTCAACGCCCTTTGTCTCTTTGTACGGCAGAATCAACGAGCGCGTCGGCGTCTGCCGTCCTATTCTCACCCTCTATAAATCTCCGTGTTGTATTTTAGTCTTTCAATCAGCTCATCTGGCGTTGTCAATTCGACTTGCCTATTGACGTTAACCGCGCGGCTGTCTTGATGAAACGTAATTAAACACCGGCAACCCGTATGACGTCGCCACACATCGTCCCCTTTGCCGTAGACCTCGTAATAGTCGTAATCGCCCTGTAAGCCCTCGCACCATTTGCATGGTATTTCATAGCCCGTTTTGCGCCCTTTCGGCACGATCTTGGCGTGTGATGACGTGCGGCGCGACACTGTGACGTCAAAACCCGCGCTATACATCGCGTGGGCATTAGTAAAAATAAAGTCGTCTGCTACTTTCTCGCAAAAATTCAATAGCGGCTCATCGAGCCACGGCGCGGCTTCTTCCGCTTTCAGTCCGCTGACCTTATCAATCAACCCGTCGGCTCTGTCCGTCGCAAAGTCTGGGCGCACCGCACCAAGCCCGATGCCGTCCGCGCCATATAGCGCCTCTTGCACCTCGGCGGCGTAGTCAACTATCCTAACATGATTGCGCTCTAGTGCCGGTTTTATCGTCCTGTTAGCTATGTTGTAGTATAGTGTGCCGTCTGGCAACGCTGACGGCCCTAAAACGGACTTTAGAGCGTCCCTTAAGCATTTACCCGTCTCCAGTGCGTAATCGTGTATATGGGCTTGTGTAGCCGCCCCAGATGACATCTTAATCAAAAGGGAGTCGATGCGCTTATTGTTTTGATAGCGACGGTTAAATGCTCGTTCTATTTGCTCTAATAATTCTGGCGCTACATCCATTTAGAACCCCACTAACTCAGTTAAGGTCTCCCGCGTGATCGCGTCTGGGAAAGCCACCTGCAACTTGCTAAGACCGTCACCGATAGCACCGAGCATAGACGCATCCGGCTCAAAGAGCGGACGCCAGACAGGCACGGTCTCGTAAAGCTGATAACGTAAATACGGTTGACGGTCACGCACCGACGCGGCGACTAATCCCGCATTGAGGAAAGCCGCCCCAAAGGACACCTGCGCGCGTCTTGCGGTAAGTCTCAAATTTTCGTGTGCGGCCTTGATCGCCTCCGCACTTGACGGGTTCGCCGTTGCAAAACCTAAGTCGTCAAGTGTTAAGCCCGTTTCACCGGCAAAGAGCGACGCAAACATTTTTAATTGGTCAATATGCGGCGTCATGCTCTGTTGAGCGAACTGACCTAGTTTAACGTGGTCTGTGCCATCCTCGCTTATCTCAAATGACAAGAGGCTCGACATGGTAGCCTTCCACTTGTCCAGTTTGTCATGGTCTTGGTCTAAGCCTGTGACGTACCTTTGCGGGAATGAGAAAAACTCCGCGCTTACCTCAGACCGCTTTAACGTTCTCAGCGCGGCACTGGTATAAGCCATACAAGCGCGGCTTATCCTCGAATGACCAAACGGCCTTTTTGCGTCTGGTCGGAAAATGACCGGCACTAAAAGCGGATAGCGCGCGGGGTTCGGGATCTCCTGCACCAACTGACCATCGCTGTAAATCGCTGTGCTATCAGCCGTAAAATAAGCCTCCGTTAACGGGTTACCGCTTTCGTCCCGCTCTAAGACCGCATAGCCCTCCTTGAGAAGTCCCGTGGTCGGGTCTATGTCCCCCGTAGCGTTGCCGCCGTCGATGACCTGCAAGCGCGGGTAGTTGTCGACCTCTGAAATGTAGATAAACGAGCAGGACGCAATCAACGCCCCGTTAATGGCGGAATAGGCAAGCACGTCGGGATTGTTGAGCTTAAATATCTGGTCAACTCTAAAAAAGTCCGTATCAGACCTAAAACCGACAAATTGCAATCTATCCGCCAGACTGTCGACCGCTTTAGCGTTCCACCCTAACGCGGAGTTAAGCCACATCAAGTTAGGCGGCGTGCTAATGCCGAGATCGCGCGCGTAGTTTTTCATTTCGTAGAACTTGTAGCGCACGTCTACCCTATATCGCTTGTATTCTAATTTTCGCTTTAAACTTTCAAGGCTCATGCTTATATGATCTCCGAAATATTTGTTGAGTAACGGCGGGAATCTCTGGGCGAGGCCGTGGCGGGGTGGTATCCCCCCTATCACAACCAGTGACCGCACTTAGTCATTGTGTTTTTTGGTTATTTACGAGGCCGTACCCCGTACCCCCTCTATTAACTCTTTTTTATT